TTGTAAATTCATAAGATCCGCTTCACGAGCACGAGATATGTTCATCAAGTTCTCTAAGGTCAGCTCTGCGCGATACTGTTCTAAAGGCTGTCTAAGTGCGCCGTCTTCTGTCACACCTCGGTAAAAAAACCGCCCCCCTTTGGTCTCGCCCAACTTACCCGCACGTTTCTCATAAGCAATGCGGGTGTCCGCTTCCATCGCGGCACGTTCCATGTCTTCCGGAGTCACATTGCCGGGAGGCAAGGGAAGAGAAGAACCAAGACCACCAAACATTTTCCGAACCAAGGCAGGAGGCTCATTTGGCATTGCCGGAGAAACCATTTCTGGCGTGACCATGTCATAATAAGAAGAAGTCTCAGGAGGAAAACGATATGACGAGCCCTGATCAGGAGAAACCATGCCGCCGTCCTCATACTTCCGCACCGCACCACCGTACCTGAAACGGTCAACGGGGTTCTCCGCCATCGGATCACGGAAGCCGCCTTGTTGGCGAATGCGTTCGCGGGTCGAAGGCTCAAAAACGTTTTGTGCAGGATCCTGCATCGGGTTCATCTCACCCATAGGGCGGTCGGGGCGGCCGCGATACGCGCCGACACCAGCTCCGGGCCCCACATAACCAGCCTGTTGAGCAGCGTCAAACTCAGCAAAAGCATTGCGAACACCCGCATCATACTGATCTTTGCTAATCGAGCCCATTTCATACGCCCGACCAAGACTCTCGATCATAGCGCTTATTTCTTCTCTGGTCTTAAAGGGGGCTCGGCTTCTGTCTGATCCGACACTGGTGGTTTGCATTACATTGGCTCCTCAGCTCAATAATAAGCCCTTACCTTTGTAGAGTTCTCACTAGGCTCCCAACCATCTGTAGGAAGCTGAATGAAATTACCCTGACGGTACCTCATAAGAGCTTGAGTCATACTATCAACAAGGTCATCATACTCGCCATTGGGAAAAGCCGCAACCTCTTCTATTAACTCCTCCGCAAACGCTTCTTCAGGAGCCCAGACCATCCCCGCCTCAAACAAAGGAGACACACTATGAACCCGCGTCAGCTTGTCGTTACCTTTAGAAGGCGTGAAGTTCACAACCGGTATGCCAACGTTCCGTAGTTCGTGGGTCAAAGGCAAACCACTCGCCTTAGCCTCAACAATGACGGTGTCGGGGTCCCAAAACTTCCACTGATCAAACGCAAGCTGCTTCAATTCAGGAAAATCCCACCGGCCCTTCTTACTATCAAGCAGAATCAGATGGGGCCCCTCGCCTTCTATAGGATAAAATACTCCCCACGTCGTAATTGCACTGAAATCCGCCGTCTCACGCTTCGAAAACGCCGTATCATAACTCTGAATGACATATTGTAGCTGAGGGACCGTCTTACCTTCCCACTTATTCCACCACTCACGGGGAATAATCGCATTCTCCTCACCCGTAGGGTTCTGCTGATACTGCGCATTCCACTTGCTCGGGGGAATAGATGCACGGACCGCAGATAAATCCTCAAGAGACCAGAACTCTGGCCAACAAGGCGTCTCATCATCAAAAATAGCAGGCAATTCGATGACTTCCCACTGATCTGCCTTAGGATCTTTACCCATCTGCTTGATTAATTGACCCGTCATATCCTTCTCAGACCAACGAGTTTGTACCAAAACAATAGATCCACCCGGCTGGAGCCGCTGTCGGGGGCCCCCAGTGTACCAATCCCACGCATCCTCAAAACCATTCGCACTCATAGCCGTCTGCTCCGAGTGAGGATCGTCAATAATCACAAGATCACCACCACGACCAGCCAAGTTGGAACCTACACCAACCGCATAGTACATCCCACCAGCGCTCGTGTCCCACCGACCAGAAGCCTTACTGTCCGCAGCAAGCTTAACTTCCGGGAAAATCGTCTTGTACTCGTCACTATCAATCAAATTCTTCGTCTTACGACCAAAATTTACCGCAAGCTCGGTCGTGTGCGTCGCCTGAATGATCTTCATCTTCGGATTACGGCCCATCATCCACGCAGGAAACAAGAACGAAGCAAATTCCGACTTCGTATGACGAGGTGCCATGTTGATTATAACACGCTTTAACTCACCACGGGCCACGCGCTCTAGCTTTTCAGCAATGATTTTATGATGACGGCCCGCGATGAACTCCGGCCACACAGTTTTGACAAAAGTTAGAAAATCTTTTTGGCAGGCTTCGTTTTTTTCCAGCACCGCAAGGCGCAAGCGAAGCTTTAATTCCTTCTCATTGTATTCGGACAGGTCTTCTTGATTCATTCGGGGGCCCCTGGGCTTAATTTTAAGCGGTTTTTGGTCCGTTTATAAGACAGTTAACACCAAAATAAAAAAACACAAAAATATTTGTCAGAAACATAGCCTTTACTGCCGCAGGCGGAGCGCCGTGGGCCATGCATTTCGGCATAGCAGCCATGCAAAAAAGGGTAGCTGCTAGCCTCGATTGGGGAAGGGACCCTGAGCTGTTGCCAGGATGCCACACAGTGTGACAAATATGTCACGGTCCGCGAAGTGTGGTATTTTTGCCACAGTTCCGGGCTTACGTTACGTCAACCACGGACCACGGACCACGGACCACGGACCACGGAAAACATTTGACCCCCCAGCGCCCGCGTGCCGCGGGCAAGTTTAACTGGTATTCAGCTATGCAAAAATGCCGGGCAGATATGCAAACAAACATGGGTTGCAGTATTGTGTGACTTTATAAATAGGGTCATATTGAAGGGGCCAATAAGGCAAAAAATGGAGAAAGTAAACAATGTTTGAACCGACAAAAAACCAAGACTTGAGCGCATTAGATCGACTATGCATGTATTTTGGTTATTCGTTTTTATATGTGTGCGTAATTTTCACGATCCTTCAGTTGATTTTTCAAATCTTAAGTTAAAAAAACCAAACTCAAAACTTGCCCCGACCTGCACTAGCAGGCGGGGTTTTTGGGTGCCAGATGGCAAAAATGGAGAAAGTAAACAATGAATGAATTGAAAGCTTACGTTAAGTCAACAATAAACGAAGCCCTCACACATTATAATGACCTCGACGCGGTTATTGCGGATGCTTCCGAGGGAACTAATTCGGGATGGTGGGGTGATCTGATCTATTACGATGACATCATCAATAAATTTCAAGATTTCAAATATGGAATTAAAGAGGCCATCAAGTCATACGCGGAAGTGACCGGTGAAACCACTTTAAATAATGACTTCACCACGGATGAAATCGTTCGCACTTTTTTCGCGACGGCAGAGGAAATAAAACAAGATGACACTCTGAAAAGGGCGGCTTCTTGGCTTGTTTCCTTCGGAGTTGAGTGGGAAACCCACCAATTCGCCAATGATCTGGAAACTGACATCGATTTTGTTGACTGTTACGACACTCTTTAAAAAAAACCAAATCCAAAACTTGCCCCGACCGGATTCGTCCGGCGGGGTTTTTGGGTGCCAACCGGGCAGAAATGGAGAAAATGAAAATGACAGAAATAGATACGTCGGATCAAATCGTGTGGCAGTGCTTCGTAGCTTTAATGGACGCCGCCCAATTTCGAAACAAAAAGATCGAGCCGATGGGCGACCCGGAAATTTTCATGAAAAAATTCGAACACGAATTGAACGATAGCGAAGTGAAAATAGCCCAGACGTTGCTTGCTTTAAGAGATAATCTTTAAAAAAAACTTGCCCCGACCGGATCAATCCGGCGGGGTTTTTGGGTGCCAACATGGCAAAAATGGAGAAAATAAAACATGAACAATTTACAAGCTTACGTTAAAGATACAATCGACGAAGCGTTACCGGATTACGACGGTGAAATTGCAACGGTAGTTGATGCTGCGATTTCTGGCATTAATCAAGGATGGTGGAGTGACCTGATTTATACTTCAGACGTTCTTGATATGTTCAAGACCTTTAAAAAAGGAATTGCAAAGGCCCTTTCTTCTTACGCAGAAGAAACCGGAGAAAGCGTACTAGACACCGTTCATATACACAATGATTTTACTTCTGAAGACGTAATCTTAGCGCTTGTTTCAACGTCAGACGAGATAAAAGAAAACGACACACTGACTAGAGCTGCTTGTTGGCTCGTCTCTTTTGGCGTCGAGTATGAAACACAAGAATATAGCAGAAAACTTTATTCTGAATAACAATAATAAAAAACCAAACTTTGCCCCGCCCGGATTGACCAGGCGGGGTTTTTTTACAAAAAAAAGATATGAAAAAACGCAGACCTGATATGCAAATAAAAATATCAGTTTTGCTTAATCTGTGCTATGTTTTTAAAAGTCAAAATGGAGAAATAAAAACATGACTGACGATACAATGGAAACTATCCTTCAAAAATCAATTGATATGAATTTAGACTTATTAATTGAGGCTTTACGCGAAGCACAACGTAAAGAGGTAAAACATTTGGCAAGCCGCAACGGTTCCAGCGAAAAGGTTGGCCAAGCAATTATTGCTAGGATGGCCGCAATTGAAAATGCCATTAGCGCATTGACCGGAACAGCGGGTGGAGACGCCAAGGCCGTATCTTTAATGGGCTTAAGCCCGCTTATTTTGGCATTCACGGAAGCTTGCAGATTGCAGGGTATACAATCTTACCAAAGAAATGTGATTGCAGCTAACAGCTAAACCCAAACCCTAACCTTGCCCCGCCCGGATTCGTCCAGGCGGGGTTTTTTACAAAAAAAGATATGAAAAAACGCAGACCTGATATGCAAATAAAAATATCAGTTTTGCTTAATTTGTGATAAGTTTTTAAAAGTCAAAATGGAGAAATGAAAACATGACTGATTTACAAAACCACGTCGACCACGGCGAGCCACGCGCCGGGGAATATAACCAAGAATTGAGCAAAATATTGAAACCCGGAGCCGATCTTCGTGGAGCCTGTCTATGTAATGCCGATCTTAATGGAGCTGATCTTCGTGGAGCTAATCTTCGTGGAGCTAATCTTCGTAATGCTGATCTTAATGGAGCTGATCTTTTTGGAGCCGATCTTAGTAGGGCTGATCTTCGTGGAGCCGATCTTAGTAGGGCTGATCTTGGTGGAGCTGATCTTCGTGGAGCCGATCTTAATGGAGCTGATCTTTTTGGAGCCGATCTTTATGGAACCACTTTTACTAAAAGAAATGTGATTGCAGCTAACAGCTAAACCCAAACCCTAACCTTGCCCCGCCCGGAACTATCCGGCGGGGTTTTGGGGTGCCAGCATGGCAAAAATGGAGAAAATCAAAATGACAGAATATTACACAGAATTAAGCCCGCAGGGCGTTGAGAATGTCAGACAATGGCTAACCTATCACGGTCTCGAAGACCGTTGGAACTTTCACGCAGTGCTGGATGAAATTGAGTCAGGTTTACAGGGTTTAGGTGTTTTTGAAAACACAAACACAACGGGGCCTGTAGAGGTCAGATGGCCTAAAAATTCGCCGATCTTTTTTCAGCCTGAGCCCGGCGATTTAATCTTTACTGAGATACCCGTGATATGAAACAAATTTTATTAAATTGCATGATAAGTATAGGCTTAGGATTTTTGTTTTTTGCGATTTTGCTTTTTGCGCTTTTCATTGGCGACGTCCTGTTAAAAATTTTTGGCGCTGTTGCATAAAAAAAGTTACCCCGCTGGATTTTTTCCTGCGGGGTTTTTGGGTGCCAGCATGGCAAAAATGGAGAAAGTAAACAATGTTTAACAAATCAAAAAAAGTTTCAATGACCGTGTTAGCGCAAGTCCGGGCCGCTAGGTTTCAGATGCAACGCGCCTTTGAACTCGCTGAAATGGGCCGTAAAGAACCTGCCCAGGATGCGCTAAACGAAGCTTTTTATAAATTAAATGACATTATTCATTCAAACTAAAAAAAAACGGGGCCAATTTGGCCCCGTTTTGCTTATCGCCGTTTGGTGACGTTATCGTAAGTTTCTTCACCTAACCAATACTTTCCAAACCAATCAAACAAAATCCACATTACCAGTTCCCCTCATACTCTACTATGTTTTCGTAAAGGGGAGCGCTTTCGATCCAGTCCGCCGCTTGATCAAAAACGGAAGCATCATAGTCTAATGTTTCCCGGTAATGTTCACTATCTCCAAAAAATGGGCCCGATGTTTTTGGTAAAACACCTGAGCGAATAGCCCGGGCAATTTCTCGCAATTCAGACGATTTTAACTCTACGGGTCTGCAATCATCCAAACCGCCAGCAAAATGCTTAACGATATAGCCGTGCAGGTCTGGATGTTTTCGCCAATAGCCTAGCTCAAGTTCAACGGATGTTACGGTGAATCCGTCAACTTTTGTTCGAACGTGATTGCGTCCATCGACCCATTTACGCCCTTTAAGATACATGTCTAATCCCATAAACTACCTCCATAATCGTTTGAGATAGTGTCACTATATGGGATTATATGGGACTAATCAAGTTAAGAACGTTATTCCAGTCAAACTTTTTCAAATGGTGGCAAACGGGTTCAACCTTACCCAAACCCTCCATCCTCAAATCAACTGCGTCTGATCCTTTGAACAAAAATAATTCTGGATCGGCATTTGGTGATTTTTGTTTACGAACAAGTATCCAAGAACTAGCGTGGCCGTGCTTTGATAACCAAGACACTTGGTGCGGTCGAAGCTCAACTGCATTTGTCCCAGTGTTTTTTAATTCCACAAAGTGGAATAAACCTTTTTCATCACAAATCAATAAATCCGGTACGCCTGCTGAAACCCATGTTTCAAGCCTCGTCAAAATCACCTTCCGCTCCGTCGAAGTCATCCCGCGCTTCATCGACTGGTAAAAGTCGCTCTCGCGCTTTTTTGCGGTTGCCGGAGTTATTTTCGTTTGGGATTTCGGTAGCCTGGCTGTTGATTGTGATCGGGGCATATGTTGATTTCACTTCTTCTAGCGCTTTTAAAACGTCTTCTTTAGACATGCTATCGATTGAACCGGTTCTAATTTCAGACTTTGAAACATAAATGTCGCCATGCGCCTGCCCTCGCCGGTATTCCGCCATTACTGCCGCCGAGTAATTCTCTTTTTCAATTGCCAGATCCCGTATACGTTGGAGGTCTCTTAAATGACGCATGTATGTCAAACCATATTTCGCATCAAGCTCATCTCGATAAGCCCGTATGGCCGCAACCACATGTGGTGAGATTTTAGGGTTAGTTAGTTCATATGCGCGGGTGTGTGCACTGCTTGCCGGATAGCCCGCATTGATTGCCGCTTCTCTTAAAGTTATCTGACCATCTTTAGATACCAGCTCTTTTACAAAGAGTTCTTGTCGCCTGGTAAGCTTTGTCGAGGTGGAGGCTGGCGGCCGGCCTCGCTTTTTGGCAGGAGTTGTATTCTTAGCTTTTGGCACCTTGTTCCCTAACATAGTTAAAAACATTGAGATCCAATAAATAGCCCTTTCCCTTATATAGAGCCAGAAAAAAAAAAAAAAAAAAA